AAAATCCATTCCCAAAAAAGATAAGGGACAAAGATACTCTACAAAAGTATTTGGATGCCGATGAAAAATTGTCTCAAGTATGTCTAAAAATAGACTACTATGAAACTATTCTAAATTACTTAGAGAGTATTCTTAAGGTTATTCAAAATAGAACTTACCAAATTAAGAATGCCATCGAATTCCTAAAATTCCAGGCAGGATATGGTTGACAAATTTGACTTAATAATTTCAAAGTCCAACGAAGTATTTTTAAAGATACAGTGTGAACCTCATATTGAATATGAATTAAGAGATCATTTCAAATTTGAGGTTCCAAACGCAAAATTCATGCCTCAATATAGAGGTAAAAATTGGAATGGGGAAATACATTTATTTGATACGCGAACCAAACAACTCTACGTTGGTTTATTAGATAAACTTATTTCTTTCTGTAAAAATTATAATTATAATTACAAGTTTGAAGATAATAAATTTTATGGATTACCTTTTGAAGTTAATGAAGGTATTTCATATGAAGGTGTAAAAGATTATATGAAATCTATTTGCTCTCATTCTCCGAGGGACTATCAAATTGATGGAGTATACGATGCTTTAAGACATAATAGAAGATTATTGATAAGTCCCACTGCATCTGGCAAATCTCTAATGATTTATTCATTAGTAAGATATTACGTAGATAAGCAGCAAAAAATTCTCGTAGTTGTTCCAACGACATCTCTTGTAGAGCAGATGTACAAAGACTTTGAGGATTATGGTTGGGATGCTTCTTCATATTGTCACAAAATTTATTCTGGAAGAGAAAAGACCAATAATGCTGCAGTAACAATCACTACTTGGCAATCTATTTACAATTTAGAGAGAGGATTTTTTGAGGATTTTGATGTAGTAATGGGTGATGAAGCACATTTATTTAAAAGTAAATCACTCATCAGTATAATGACAAAACTACACCATGCCAAATATAGATTTGGTTTTACTGGAACTTTAGATGGATCACAAACTCATAAATGGGTTCTTGAAGGTTTATTTGGACCATCATATAAAGTTACAAGAACTGCTGAGTTGATGGAAAAGGGACATGTATCAAAATTAGATATTAGATGCTTAGTATTAAAGCATAATCCACAAACTTTTGAAACGTATGAGGATGAGGTTCAATTTATCATATCACATAATCAAAGAAATAACTTTATTAAAAATCTCGCATTGGATTTAAAAGGAAATACTCTCATTTTATTTTCAAGAGTTGAAACACATGGATTACCCTTATATGAACTAATTGATAAACATAAACAAAAAGATAGAAAAGTCTTTTTTGTTCATGGTGGTGTAGATACTCAAGAAAGGGAACGTGTAAGAGAAATTACTGAAGCACAAGAGAATGCTATTATCATTGCATCTTATGGTGTATTTTCTACTGGAATAAATATTAGAAACCTTCACAATGTAGTATTTGCTTCACCAAGCAAATCTAGAGTACGTAATTTACAAAGTATTGGAAGGGTTCTTAGAAAAGGTAAAAATAAAACAAAAGCAATGCTTTATGATATTGCTGATGACTGTACACATAAGTCAAGAAAAAATTATACTTTAAATCATTTAATTGAAAGAATTAAAATTTATAATGAAGAAAAATTTAACTACGAAATAATTACTATTAATTTAAAAACATGATAGAAGACGATTTTTATGCAACAGTAAAATTAAAAACAGGTGAAGAAATATTTGCTAAAGTAGCACCATCTGATGAGAATGGTGAGACATTACTTTTAGTAACTAATCCTGTAACAGTCTCAGAAGTTAGGACTAGAAATGGTACTGGATATAAACTTGAACAATGGTTAAAAACCAGTAAAGAAGATATTTTTATATTAAATATGGATGATGTACTGACATTAAGTGAATCTAAAAATATTCAAATGATATCAATGTATCAAAGTTATATTAGGAATACTGGTGATTTTAGTCAGTCTCCAGGAATTAGAAGAAAGATAGATCGTAAAATGGGATACATCTCTAATATTAATGATGCTAAAGAGATACTAGAGAAGTTATTTAATAATAGCTGAATATATGATTTCCAAAGGCAACAAAGCGATTATAGCGAAATAATGGGTGTTGTGTCAAGTGTTTGTGGTTTGACAGTTAAGGTGTTATAATGTCTACATATTACATTATAGATTCTAATGATTACCACCTCAGCGATGACTAAAAGAAAAAGGTCAGTACATTACGTTAATAATAAAGATTTTCTTGCTGCTTTAATAGAGTATAAGAAAATGATAAAGGAAGCACAGGAAAGAGGAGATCCAAAACCAAGGATTACGAATTATCTCGGAGAGTGTTTTCTGAAGATTGCTACTCACCTTTCATTTAAACCAAACTTTGTTAATTATATTTTTAAAGATGATATGATTTCTGATGGTATTGAAAATTGTGTTCAGTATATTCACAATTTTGATCCAGAGAAATCGCAAAATCCTTTTGCTTACTTCACTCAAATTATTCACTACGCTTTCTTAAGAAGAATTCAGAAAGAAAAGAAGCAGTTGGAAATTAAAAATAAAATTTTAGAGAAAACTGGATTTGATGAAGTTTTCTGTGATGACAACACTATTGACGGAAGCAACTACTCTGACTATAATAGTATTAAAGATAACGTTCATTCTAAACTGAGGTATTGATGCGTGTTGCTATAATAACCGACCAACATTTTGGAGCACGTAAAAACTCAAAAGTCTTTCATGATTATTTTCTGAGTTTTTACAATGATGTATTTTTTCCTACTCTAGAGCAGGAAGGAATTACTACGGTTATTGATATGGGTGATACCTTTGATAGTCGTAAAGGTATTGATTTTGCTGCCCTTGCTTGGGCAAAGGATAATTACTACGACAGATTGAATTCGCTGGGGTGTACGGTTTATACTGTCGTCGGTAATCATACTGCATATTATAAAAATACGAACGATATTAATGCTGTAGATTTACTTTTAAGAGAGTACAAAAACGTAAAGGTAATATCAAATCCAGAACATATTCAAATTGGAAATCAAAATGTCCTTTTTATTCCATGGATTAATTCTGAAAATCAAGAACATACATTTGATGTTATTAAAAAAAGCAAATCTAAAATTGCCATGGGGCATCTTGAATTAAATGGATTTGCCGCATATCGTGGTCACACCATGACCACTGGGCATGACAGTGATGTATTTCAAAAATTTACTAGAGTTTTTTCTGGTCATTATCATACTAGATCTAATGATGGGACTATATTTTATTTGGGAAATCCTTATGAGATATATTCAAATGATTACAATGATACCAGAGGATTCCATTTATTTGATACAGAGACACTTGAATTAACCTCTATTGATAATCCATATAGAATGTTTTATTCTATTTTTTATGATGATACTGATTATCAAACTTTTGATTCAAGACCTTATGAAAATAAAATTGTAAAACTTATTGTTAAGAAAAAAACAGATCCTAAGAAGTTCGATAAATTTTTAGATAAATTATACGCTTCAAATATTTTTGAATTAAAAATTATCGAAAACTTTAATTTTCAAGAAACTTTTGAAATTGAAGAATTAGAAACTGAAGATACTATTTCTATATTAAATAGATATGTTGAAGAGTTTGAAACAAATCTTGATAAAAATGTGGTTCAAAAACTTATTCAAGGAATCTATAAAGAAGCGTGTGAGTTAGTCTAAAATGCATATACTAACAATCGAAGGCAAAGAAGAAGAGGGTGCATACTCTGTTGTGGATGAAGAAGGGAATCAAATTCTTTATCTTTTTGAACAGGAAGATGACGCTGTAAGATTTGCTATGATGTTAGAAGAAATGGATTATCCCAGTATGCATGTTATTGATATAGAAGATGAAATAATTTTAAAAACCTGTGAGATGCATGGGTATCAATATGCTATAATTACTGCAAATGACCTCGTAATACCACCTCAAGAAAATGATCTTATTTGAAAAAATTCGATATAAAAACTTTTTAAGCACTGGAAATCAATTCACTGAAGTTTCTTTTACTCAATCTGAAACTACTCTAATTGTTGGTAGTAATGGTGCTGGTAAGAGTACTATTTTAGACGCTCTAACTTTTTCTCTTTTTGGTAAATCTTTTCGCGGTGTTAATAAACCACAATTAGTGAATTCTGTTAATGAAAAAGATTGTCTTGTTGAGGTTGAATTTTCAGTTGGAACCAATAAGTGGAAAGTTGTTAGGGGTATAAAACCATCTGTATTTGAAATTCATAGGAATGATAAACTTTTAAATCAAGATGCTGCTGCAATAGATCAGCAAAAATGGTTTGAGCAAAATGTTCTTAAAATGAACTACAAGTCTTTTACTCAAATTGTTATTCTTGGTAGTAGTAGTTTTGTTCCATTTATGCAGTTATCTGCTGCAAATAGAAGAGAAGTCATTGAAGATCTTTTGGATATTAAGATTTTTTCTTCAATGAATTCTGTTTTGAAGGATAAAATTAGAGAAGCAAAAGATAATATTAAAACGTTTAATCTAAAGCAAGAATCTTTAGAGGATAAAGTTAACATGCAAAAAAACTTTATCGATGAGTTGGAGAATAGGGGAAAACAAAATATTCTGGATAAAAATAATTCAATTTTATCCTTGACTGAAGAAATTAATCGTCTGATAGATGATAATCAAAAAATTGAAAGTGATGTAAATTCTTTACAGAATAAACTTGTTACTTATTCTGGAGCAACTGAAAAAGTTCGTAAATTGGTAAACCTTAGAGGAAAGTTATCTCAAAAAGTATCAACAATCACTGAAGAGCATAAGTTTTTTAATAACAATACGGTATGCCCTACTTGTACACAGACAATCGAAGAAGAGTTTAGGTTAAATAGAATAGTAGACGCTCAAAATAAAGCAAAAGAGTTGCAGTCTGGTTATAAAGAACTGGAGGAAACAATTAAAGAAGAAGAAGAGCGAGAGCGTCAATTTATCACCCTTTCTAAAGAGGTTACTAAACTCACGCATGAAATTTCTCAAAACAATACTAGGATCTCTGGATATCAAACCCAGATCAGAGAACTTGAACGTGAAATTCAAATTATTACCAGTCAACTTAAGAACAGAAATACTGAACATGAGAAATTAGAGCAGTTTAAGGAACAACTAGAAATAACATTAAAAGATGTCGAAACACACAAAGAACAAATAACTTATTATGATTTTGTTTATAGTCTACTGAAAGACGGGGGAGTTAAGACTAAGATTATTAAAAAATATTTACCTTTAATCAATCAACAAGTTAATAGATATCTTCAAATGATGGATTTCTATATTAACTTTTCTTTGGATGAAGAATTTAATGAATCTATTAAATCCCCCGTTCATGAAGACTTTTCTTATAGTTCTTTTAGTGAAGGTGAAAAAATGAGAATAGATCTCGCTCTTCTGTTTACTTGGCGAGAAGTTGCCAAAATTAAAAATTCACTTAATTGCAATTTGATTATTTTTGATGAAACTTTTGATTCTTCTTTAGATGGATTTGGAACCGATGACTTCTTAAAAATTATTAGATTTATTATTAAGGATGCTAATATCTTTGTTATTTCACATAAAGAAGGAATGAGAGATAAATTTGTAAACGTACTTAAATTTGAAAAAGTTAAAGGATTTAGTAGGGCAGTTTGAAAAATGGCACATGATCTAGAAGCGTTTGACAATTTTATAGATATAATGATGGACCAATCTAAGATGACCAATGGCACACCACAAAATCTGGGAGAGTGGACGCAATCCATTCAAGAGGAACGACAAGGGGAAGAAAAAACCCCAAGCAATTAGACAAGCAAAAGCACGACGCTCCCAATTTAAAAAGCGTCACATGGGTCGCCCACAAGGCGACCTTTTTTTGTATAGTAACTTCAGTTCAAACGAAATTCCATGCCTGT